AAACCTAAATCAAATGATATCTTTTTGCATAATAAATTGTACTTATTAAGAACAGAGTTGAAATCCTCTATTAAAAGAGGTCTTGTTGTAAGTACAAAAGATGGAAAAAGATTGATATATTTTTTCATATTCATTTGTAAAGGTTTTGCTAAATAGGTAGGGACTGCCTCAGATTTAGTAATAGTTCGAACTTTCAGAGGTTCTTTTAAAGGAACCACGGAGGTACGCAATAATGTGAAATCTGGTAATCCCCAATTAAAATCTTCATTGAAACTCTGTATAATGTTTTTAGTATCTAGATCATCAACTACATGGGACAAGACATTATCAAAAGAAGGAGCAGAATACTTAAAAGTTGTGGAAAAACCATCTTTGGTAAGAATAATTTGTTCTTTCTTTTGAATATTAAGCTCTTGAATAACGTCATGATATGCTCCACCTTGAATCTTAGAAAATTTGTATGAAGAATTATGTGAAGGCTCAACAGAAGTTGAGCGTTTGATATAAAGAAAATCAGCAACAGGATATCTTTTAAAAACATTCATAAATGTAGAAAAAGGATTTTGAGTGACTTTAGTTAATAATTCATCATATTTACTATGATTAATGTAAACATCTCTAATTGAAAATGTCGGTGGAGTAGTCATAGCAGTTACATGAGATTTAAGCTCGTCTAATAAAAAATCATCAGAAACTTGGGCACAACCACGTTTAACACCCTGTAAGAGGGAAAAACCTAGATGAGGACCATGTTTCTTTTTTGAATTAATTTTATTCTTTAAGAAACGCTTAACATTCCCAGTCCATAATAAATAAGATCCACTGAAACCTTTGGGCCTCTCAGGGAGATTATTTTGCACAGAAGAATTGTGTGCATCATAATGGAGTGTAGCTGCCATGAAACATGCAGTATGATACTTAATAACTTTTGGAAATATTTTCTTACCTATTGTTAAGGTATGAAAGAATAAGTTATAAGTATCTGATTTAAATCTAGACCAAAAATCAGGGTACAAATCATACATTACTTCAGTCTCACTGAGGCAGAATTTAATAACAGACAAGAGATGAGATCCCTTCTCCATTATAAACTCAATACCAGTAGGACAGTTCATAATGAAATGGTTTATTATTTCGAGTTCACTTTTTAAATCTAAATTATGAATTTTAGTAAGTGATTGATCGGAATCTGATTTCATTACAGAGTCAATTAAGACCCTTTTCAATTTTTCCAAAGATCGTATAGTTTCAAAAATTATTTCTGTGTTTAACTTATGTATTTCTTCAAATACACTAGAGAACAGAGATTTTAATGGAACTATGAAAATTGAATTTTCAAGCCAAGTGGTGGAGCCGGGCAACAAGTTGCCTGAATCCCACCGTCCGGGAACACCCCGGATCTGTGACCCAACCAACCCATCGCAAAATTCCCT